TACCGTTCATGCTTATCTGTGACGCCCTCCAGCCTTGCCTTCAGTCGCTCTGCGGCTTCACGTTGGTCGCGCGCCTGAGTGCGTCTAATAGGGCTTGGAATTCCTCCAGCCGCTGCTTTAGGTTTGGCCGCATCGCCGTCTTCTGCTCCGCCAGCATGATGCTCGTTATCCGCTCGAGGCGTCCGATAATGATCTGAGTTTGGTCCGTACTCACGGGGCTTCCTTTCCAGTTTGATGTTTAACTTACTAGTGATGCGGTGGATCGTTGAGCGCGACACGCGCAGCAAGTCTGCCACGTCGGCCTGAGACATGCCCTGCTCCGCGCAGGCAATGACGTGACGCGTCAGCGCCTCCGGGTCATACTTCATTCGTCTTCCTCCTCTTCCTCTGGCGGCGGGATCTCGCCCATGCCTCCGCACTCTGGACACGATACGGTCTCCATAATGATTTCGCCGATGTCTCGACCTGCGTTGTGAGGGTATGCGCGGCCCTCCTCAACAGTTCCTTCGCCGTGGCACTCAGCGCACGCCACAAGCGTCGGTACGATGTCTTCCCAGCCGGGGTTCATGTCGAGCCCTCCGTGCGCTCAGCGGCCAGCTCACCGCCGCAGGCAGCGTATCCGACCAGATCCACCCAGTTGTCGGCGTGGCCGGTGTTAGACTTGAGGCGAGCAATTTTTATCTGTGCGCACATAATTGCGCAATCTGCGGCAGTCACATCAACCCCCAAGTGGATGCTCCAATACGCCGCAATCGTCGAGAAGTTTTCCTCCATGTCGCCGTGCGTCGCAGCCCGGTCTCTCGTGATACATTCGCTCGCCATGTCAAGGATGTCGGAGCGTGAGTAGTTGTTAGCCATGCGTGGCCTCCCAGTGTGTTGGTCGCGCCTTTGGGCGCATTGTTTCATCAGTTACATTAGCGGTCACGGTGCAGGCGATCAACAGCCCGCAGAGTGACATCCATGTGGCGAGGATCGCCCAGTCTTGCGCAGTTGGTATCATTGCGTTTCTCCCGGTTTGTGGGGGCGCGTGGCCCCCGGTTGAATTAGTCTTGCTTTGTCGCCTTCAAGATGCCTGACTTGCAGGCTTCGCGGTTCCAGTCGGCTGTGCCAACAACACACCATTCCCATTGAGTTTCAGCCTCTGGGTGACCAATGTGCCAAAGTACCGAAAACTCACCTATACAAAAGCAAATTGCGCCAACGCCAAAATCTTCCGCCTTGATGGCGTGGTCTTTATTTTCCATTAAGTTGGTGGCCCCTGTGTGCCAAGTCCACTTGATGCCAGCCTTGCCGCCAGCAACGGGATTAACATTTTTAGGATTAGAAAGCTCTACCTTGAACGTGTTGCCATCTTTCTCAACGAAGCTGCCGCCAGTAGAATTTGCAATTTTTACGTCACCAAGCAAGTCGCCCTTAGTGCCGTTTGTGAAATCAAATACTTTCATGTCCGTGTTCCTTTGTTTCTGTGTATATTGTTAACATAGAGGTAACAGCACACCCTTGCAAGCACAAAATGTTCACAAACAGAAAAAAATGTTATAGGCTGCCAGAGTGAAATTCATGGAGGATCACATGCTAGACGACGACACAAAGGAACTGGTGCGCAATCTTAACAACCCGCACCGCGTAACAAACATAATGGCGCTGTTCAAATTCTGCGAGCAGGCGGCCACTATCATCCAAGACCAGTCGGCAATGCTGCACCGCGCAGCCGCAGACGCGCTTGAGACGCAGCCAAAGAAGGCCGCGCCTAAGAAAGCTGCTAAGAAATAGCGGTTAGCGGGGGCCGGCGAGAAGCCTTAACAGATCCTGAGACGGGTCGATTGGGGGCTGAACGCCGGCAGCCTGCGCTGACGCACCCGCGCCAAGCAAACCGCTCGTAACGACGCTCTTTGCCGCCTCCCCTTTTTCTCTGGCTCCCTGTATGCCCGGAGCTGCGCGCTCCATAGCCTGAGCCTGACGCATCAATTCGTCCGGCGTCATGCGGCGGGATAGGATGGGAGCCAGCTGCTCTTGCGCAGCGCGAATGCGATCCGCTTGGCCGCCTCCTGCTAGCAATAGGTCCGATGCCATCGCGGTCGGCGCGCCCAGCAATCCCTGCTGCCCAATGCGCTCGCCCATCGTCGGAGTGATTAGCTCCTCAAAGCGCTTCTGCACCGCCTGACGTATCGCCGTCTTGGAGTTTTGAGCAACAGATGCTGCCATAATCATGGCGTCGCTGGCTTCTCGGATCTTGTTCGACATCTTCTCGAAGCCGACATCACCCAGAACCATCTGCATCTTTGTGGCCACGGCTCGAGTATTCATCGCCTTCAGCTGGGCAAGCGCCTCAACCACCTCGGCGTCGGTGCGCTTAGACGGGTTGATTTTCGCGTTTGCAGCAATCTCGTCTAAACGGTTTCTCAACGCGGTTCTGACTTGCTTCAACTCAGTTGGGCCCATGACGTCCAGTGCGATCTGCACCTCTTCGCGTGTCACCGACGGGCTCAGCAAGTCTGTGCCAAGGTCTGCCGCAATTTTCTGATCTATGGCGTCCTTGCCAGCAGCCCGCGCAGCGGCATAATCGGGGCTCACCTCGTCCAGCGAGTTTCGCATCTGAATTGCCAGCGCAGTCTTTGAGCGGTATCCCTCAATGTCGCCAGATCGCTTGAGCTCTTGAGCTCGGCTGTGCAGGCGGCGCGTGACGTAATCAAGAGTTTCAACAGTCGGCGTCCGCATGGCGATGTAGTTGCCGTCGACGTCGTATGTTATCTCTACGCCCTCTTTGCCTTTCAGTATTTTATTCGCCTGCTCTTCGCTGACGCGCGTCGGCACCATGTAATCGAACTCTCCGCCAGCCTCGCGCATTAACGTGGTGGCGCCGGTTAAGTCTTCTGGGGCGACCCGAGTGTACAGGTCAAGCACAGTGTCAGAGGCGGGTTCTCCGGGAGTTACTTGAGAGGTGTATGCGCTGCCGTAGAGCTCGCGGCGCGCCTCGGCGGTGTCCGCCATGATGTCGGCTTTCTGGCCAATCTTGCCGGCCGTAACCTCGCCAAGAACGTCGTCTAGTGTTCTCGACAAATCTTGCGACGCGGCCAGAGATGTCTCATTGAGGTTTGACCGCACCACTGCCGCACCCTTGCCCGGAGTGTTTGCAACGACGTCGAGCAGGTTTGACATATTCGGGCCGAGAGTTGCTATGTTTCCGTAAGGCGTGTTTGCCGCGGCTGCGGCCCCAACACCGTCAGCCTCTACGGCGTCTTTTATCAGCTTTCGAGCGTCACCCTTGGCGCCGATCTTATTAATGTCAGAACGAAACGGCATTTCGGCTCTGAGGCGGCTCACGCCTCCGACGATGGATCCGACAACAGGCGCAACCGCGCCAAAAATGCCTCCAAGCTGGAAGCCAGTTTGGCCCTGCTCCACTGCTCCCGGCAATCCACCCTCACCGTAGCCCGCAACAGCGCCTTCAGTGCCACCAATGCCTGCCCCATACCCAACAGCTTGAGTGGCGCGGCCAATGCGCGTTGGCGCGTTGATAAGGCGGTCGGCACCAGATGCCACACCAGTAGCCGCACCAGTCGTGAGGCGACCAAGGTTGGTTAAACCGGGAAGCTCTGCCTCCTGTGATCCTATGGCGGCGCGGATAGTTTCCTCGCTGACAGCCGGTGTTCCCGTAAACTGCTCAGCAAACTCGCTGACTTTGGCCATTGCTGGCTCAACATAGCCGCGAACAAACGGAACACCTTTGCCGAACATGCTTGCCATCGTCGTAAAGCCCTCGCCGACCACGTCGCGGGACATTTCGCCTTTTACAACTTTTGCAGCGTCCCCGCCTTCACGCATGATGCTGGTAATTGTGCCTTGATCGGCGGTCACATAAGCGTCATTCGGATTGACATAATTCATCCTACGCGTCTTGCGGTCTTGCGTGATGTAACCGCCGTCCGGGTACTGCTTTAGGAGCGTGGAACCTTCGGGGATCGTCGGAGCCTCTTGAGCGGGAGCCAGTCCGATCTTAGTTGAGAAATCGCCGAAATCCATGTCTGAATAGAACTTGCCGTGAAGCGCCCGTGCAAGCTCTTCGTCACTCAGCTGGTCATACTGAGGGTATTTGCTGCGTATTTCTTTTATGGAGGCCATGCTTGTACCCTATTATAAAATGTTCAGTGGATCTTCTGAGCCGCCTGACGGAACGACTGGACCCGCGTTTTCGGTCCACTCAGGCTTGCCGCCAAATATCCTGTTCAAGCCTTCAAGCGTTTTTTGCCCTATAGGGTTTCCAGCGGCCGCTTGCTCCTCGGCGTCTCTAAACGCGTCCGCGATAAGGTTCTGGTACTTTGTCTGAATTCTCTTTAGAGCTCTTTTAGACGTTTGCGGCCCCTTAGATAAATCAAGCTGAGTTAATTCAGTCTCCAGCGCGGTAAATTCTGTTGCGTTAAGCGCACCCATCGTCGCGCCTGTTGCCTTCAAATCCTTCAGCGCTTGAAGTGCAAGGTTTGACCTTAAAGTAGTAGCCAAGCCTTCAGCGATATTCGCGCCGGTGCCGGGAATGTAGCTAAGGAGCGACCCCATTATGCCTGTGGTTAGGCTTGGGTCTTCGTCGATCATGTTAATCAAAGCATTAACGTCTTCAAGCTGAGTAGCTGCTTGTGAGGAGCCGGTCACATCGCCCGTGGATGCCTTCAGTTGATCTTGTATATTCTTAACCTGCAACGCGATTGCCGGCGCCATGCTCGGATTTGCCATCGCCATGTTGAGAAGCTGCTGGATGCGAGCCTGCGGGTCGGTGCCGCCTCCGCCAGCCATAAGACCTTGCACCATCTGCTGCGTTGCTTGCGCCGCCGTAGCCTTGCGCTGTATGTCGGCCTGCTCGTTGAAGCGGCCGAGAAGAGCCTCTACCTTTCCGCCCTGCATACCCTGCAAGGCTCTGCCTGCGTCGGAAAGCCCAGCAAAGGCTAACATACGGCGCTGGTCCTTTGACATGCTTTCATATGAAAAAGGCTGCGCCGGCTTTTGCGCGTCCAACATCTGTTGGAGCAACGCCATGTTGTCGTTTGCCGGTGCGGATACTGGGCTTTGGTCAGTCTCAGTAACGGGTGTAACGGCAGGCGCAGTAACGGGTGTAACGGCAGGCGCTGCTGGCTGGATGCCTAATGCCTCGATCTCAGTTGACGTCGCCTCTGCGCCCACCGGGACGCCGTTCATGTCCTTGTTGAGGGCCACCAGCTTGTCGATGTCTTCTTGTGTCAGTAGATACGGCTCCATGTCTATCTCCTATCCTCCATATCCAAACCCAGTGCCTACATCTCCGACGCCAGAGAGCACTTGACCAACCGCCTTCAATCCGCCGAACGGATCGCGGCTTGTGACGGTCCCGAGACCTGCCGGAACGCCAGATCCCGCCGCCAGAAGCGCGTTAAGCTGCGTGAGCGGATACCCCTGCTCTCTCTCGAACATGGCGTAATCTGACTGAAGCTGAGCTTGCTCAAGGGCTCGAGCCTGTTCACCTGCCGACATCTGCGCGTTGAGGCCAGACAGCTCTGACTGTAATCGCTGGCCGGCGAGGCTGCCCATTGCGTTGGCTGCCGCTGACTGTATACCGGCAGTCTGGAACTGGCCTTGGAAGTTAGCCGCGTTTGCCGCTTGGGCACGCGCCGCTGCCGCTTCGCGGGCCTGCTGCACGTTGCCAATATCAAACTGGCTGGATTGCAGTGCCTGCGTGAACGCCTTTTCCTGCAAGCCAGAGACAAGGTCTGCCGCCTGTTTCCCGTAAGCCTCGCGCGTCGCGGCTTCCGCAATACCCTGTCGAGATCCGCCAAACGCCTTTGCCGCAGTCGCCTGTGCTCCCAACTTATTAAGGGCTTGTTCTTGGGCGCCGCCAAGCGTTTCAAGACTTCTATTGATTACGTTTTGAGTGTATGGCGACATATATGCGCCAAGGTCTGTCGTGGCCAGCTGGTTCACGTCAACCTGTCCTTGGGCGCCCATGCTCGAGGGGTCAAACCCGGTCAAGCCTTGCTGAACGCCTGCCGCCTGCCCATATGCCGCACCGCCCATGTCGAGACCGCCAAAGCCAGAAAGCGCCTGCTGTTGGGTTGGCGTCATTCCGGCGATAGTCTCGCCAGTGTACGGCGTATATTCTTGGTCAGCTATCTCAACGCCGCGCGGAAGGATCTCGTTCCGAATGAAATCTTCTTGCCACTGAGGCATTTTCTTTGTTTCGGTTGTAGTCGAACTCATCAGCTCAGCTCCATTTCATAATGCCTGCGAGTTTCACGAAAGGAAGCCGCTTCTGCGTACTTTGCAAACCCCTTACGGCCGTCAGTCTCAATCGCGTCCATTTTAGCTTCTTTCGCTATTTTTGTCAAAGTGGCCAGAGCCTCACCAGCCCAGAGGTGCATGTCCTCTCCGCCCATCCACTCAATCTTCATATTGCGCCGCAGCGGGTGGTGCAGAATACAGGTCACGACGGACGCCATTGGGGTGCCGTCAACGTAAACCATCCAGAGCAGGGACATGCCATCATAGAGATCTTGGATGATGTGATCGGCGTTTACGTTGTCCTGTCGCGCAGTAGACATCGCTATGAAGCGGCGTGCGTCGTCGATCACCGATGGAA